ATGAAAATAAGTAAATACTAGATTTACCATTGTCATTTGACTTGACAGAACGTTCTACGTTTGTTAGATAGAATGTCTTTTGGAATATCGGGTCAAGTTCATTATCGAGTGAACACATCGAAATACGAAACAGCTCTGTTCCGTTGAAAGAGATTGCATCGAACAGTCCCTTGTCATCAAGGATTGCAACAGTTCCCGTTAGATAAGATTTCTCAAGTGATTCGTAAACATTGAACTCTACAATAGATGTTCGCACGTCATACGATAAAGCATCGAATCCACCAAATCTATCAGCGGATATTACTGCTTCAGTAATCTTAAACTGTTGTGACTTATTGGTATTTTGTGCCACAATTATTCCTTCATAAATTTATTAAATTCAGATACCACTTTTACAATCACGTCAGGTTTCAGAACAATGATTTCTTTTAGTTCTTCGTTTCGATTTTCGAGTCGATTAAGATTAGTAATTGGAGTAAGTCCACTTGGTGACGCATCGGTAAGAGGGTCAATGTCTGTAAACTCACCGTCTGAATTTTCATAGTGATGCACCGAGTTACATTGTGCGGTCTCGGAATGCAGTCTCATGGTAATACGTGACCCATCTTCTTCCTGATACTCAATGATTTCTGTATCACCAAAATTATTGTCACCGTCTGTTTCGATAATAAGTTGACCAAGGTCAAGTCTACGTCTAAGAATAACACCTGACGTTCCTGAAGTCTGACCTGTCACTCTCTGACCCACAGGAAAAATCTTTGCAAAATTAATTTCGGTTGTGGTCACACGATGAGGCCATCTTTTCTTTGCGTAGTCAATGATTTCATTGTCTGCAATCGGCCATCCACTCTCACGTAGATGGTCATTCATTAAATAGAATGTCCAATAGTATTCTGTTGTTCCATACAACTCATACGATAAAGTGTCGGGTCTCTCTCCTGATACAATAGTATACTTGTTATAAAAAGAAGTTTGGTCTTTGATTTGGTCAATGATATCGACATACTGCGTCAGATTATCAAAAAATACAGGAGACTCAAAGTCACCGAATCTATAGTTGACGATACCAAAGTTCTTGAAATATTTTGTTGACATTAGAATCCACCCTCATTAGAACCATCATCACTACCTTCGATATCTTCTCTTGACAATGTTCTTGTTTCTTGAAATGCAAGAGACATTTCAATTTCTTGGAAGTTACCGTCATCATGCATTGCACTTGTTGTTGGATTGTATGTGACATTCACGTCTCGTAAGAAACACGGTTTGATTTTAGTAGCAACGTGTTCTCCGTTATACAAGACCTCAATCTTAAATTTATTTGGGAATCGATATCCAATAGAAATCTGTTGGTCTTCTGCTACATCGATTTTAATATTTTCGGGATATAGTTCTGTCCTGAAAAACTTAATAATTTGTTTGACTTCTTCTGCTTCACGTTGTGATGTTGCAATGAATTTGAACTGAAATGCAAACTCACGTAGATTAACACTCTTAAATAATACACGTGTATTTGGGTTAGATGTAACCTGACCCGCAGATTTGAATGCACCTGATACTTCGTCAGGCAATGCAGCTGCTAATTTTACGGTTGCAAGTGTCGCCACTTCTTTATTCGCTGCTCCACCAAATGCAGCCGATAGTGTCTGAACACCACCATCAAAAATAGACTTTGCAACAGAACCACCACTCTTTAGAGCAGCCTCTGCACCCGCACCCATACCACCAAGGTCAAAGTTTTCGTAGGTTACTGTATCACGATATGCAAGACCTGTAGGTAAATACAACTTAACAGAACGTCCTGTATTGATAAGTTCACGTTTACCTTTCTTTACAGTAAACACTTGACCCGAAAATTGTTCACCCTTTGCTTTTAATTCTTCGGCAGTCTCTTCATTTTCTTCTTCACCTGTAACGTTTCTTGTAATCGCTTTGGTTGCATCTGTCACGAAATCAAGAAGATTTCCGAGGTCAGTTTCAGGTTCTTTTAGAACAGTGAACTTCAATCTACCGAGATATTCATCGGGATTGTTCAACGGATATTCAAGAGTCTGTCTCTTTCGAGTCTGTTTTTCTGCTGGGGTTACTTCTGCCATAGTTAATTTCCGACTAAATAGTTGAAAGTCTTTCCTTTTATTTATAAGGTTTTTATGGCGTATTCAGGCAGATATAGAGTTAAAAATCCATCAAAATATGCGGGTGACCATACCAACGTCATCTATCGTTCTCTGTGGGAGAAACATGCATTTAGATGGTGTGACGATAATCCCAAGGTAAAATCGTGGTCATCCGAAGAAGTTGTTATACCTTATCTATATGAGGTTGATAAACGTTGGCATCGATACTTCATGGATTTGAAGATGACAATGACGGATGGAAAGACTATCCTTGTTGAAATCAAACCCGCAAAAGAAACCGAACCACCCAAAGGTCAACGCAGAACAAGACGATTCGTTACTGAGGCAATGACATATGTAAAGAATATGAATAAGTGGGAAGCTGCAAATGAATATGCGAAAGACCGTGGATGGCATTTTCAGATATGGACAGAACATACTCTTTCCACTATGGGTATATTACCGAAATCAACAAAACCTCTAAAACCGTTTCAAAGACGTAAAAAATAAGTATAAATAGAAGTATGAGTAATATATTCAACAAACTAGGTTTGCAGGCATTCCGTGCTGGTATTACACCAAGAACAGAGGAATCCCGTGATTGGTTTCGAAAGAAAGCAATGAAGTTGAGGTCTGTCAATCGTAATGCATTAATGAAAGAAGAACCACTACGTCAACACTCGACAAGTCCACGTAGACTCATCGGGTCAATGCAGATGTTTTTCTATGACCCTAAGACCAAAGAAACTCTACCATACTATGATAGATTCCCTCTGATTGTTGTGGTCGGGCCTGCGAAGGGTGGATTCTATGGATTGAATCTACATTACCTTCCACCTCTTCTTCGTGCAAAGATGTTGGATGCATTGATGGATGTTGCATCAAGTAAGAAGAGCGAAGATGCAAAATTCAATATCAGATATAAAATGTTGAAGAACTCACAAAAATTAAAATTTTACAAACCATGTTTCAAACATTATTTGAATGCACATGTCCAAAGTAGATTTGCAGAAGTGCCTGCACCTGAGTGGGAAATCGCAACTTTCTTACCAACCGCACAGTTCGAGAAGGCAAACCGACAGAAGATATATTCAGATTCACGAGGAATGTTATAATGCACAGTATAGATGATTTCAAATCGGAGGTCGGCAAGTCAGGTGGATTTGCAATGCAAAACCTATTCCGTGTTTTCCTACCACCACTCAAAGGCGACAGTCGAAGCATGGATATGTTGTGCAAGGCAGTAAACCTGCCAGGCAGACAAATACAGTCCAACGAAAAGATGATTGGACTTGTAAACAAGAAGATTGCTAACGGTTATATCGTTGAGGACGTAAACTTGACCTTCTACTGTATGAATGACTTCAAGGTCAGAACATACTTCGAAGACTGGCAAGAACTTGCGGTCAATCGTCAAAACTATGAAGTCGGATACTTCAACGATTATACCCATCCAGTTATTCTTCAACACATTAAGAAAGGTGTATCCTTTCCAATAAAAAAGAAAAAGATTTTTGATTCAGGAAAACTACCGTCAAGTATTTCGAGTAGACTTCCTAGATTAGGCCCTCTAGATTTAGCACAGGGTGAGTTTGACCTTGATTTCATAACAGGCGACAAAATCACCTATACGTGTCTACTAGATAAGGCATACCCTACATCATTACAAGCAATTGAATTGACTAGTGATGCAGACAATATTCTTGAGGTCAACGTGCAGTTGTCCTATAAGGATTGGTTCTCAAAAGAAGGTGACACAGTTACCGAAAACGATGGTTTCGCAGAAGGTCTGGCGGGACAATTGATACAGAAATTTTTATAATTAGGAGATTATAATGGCATTACCAAGACTGAATGATACGCCGTCCTATAGTATGGTTGTTCCATCTACGGGGAAGGAAGTGTTCTATAGACCCTACCTTGTAAAGGAGGAAAAGGTTCTGTTGATGGCATTCGAAGCGAATGACGAAAAACAGGCAATGAAAGCAATGGTTGACACAATCACTGCATGTGTAAAGGATGATATCAAACAACGCAGTTTGACAACATTCGATGTGGAGTATATGTTCACACAGATTCGTTCCAAGTCAGTGGGTGAAACCGCAGACATCGGAATCAAATGTAGTGAGTGTGAAACATCAAACGAAGTAAGTATTGACCTGAGTTCTGTCGAAGTGACAAAGAGCGAAGGTAGTAATACAATTGAATTAACAGACAACATATCTGTAGAGATGAGATACCCATCATTTCTTGATATGTCAGAATTTGTATCTACGGATATGAAAGAGTCAGAGTTTGCATATGACACAGTTGTAAAATGTGTTGATGCGATTGTGACCGAAGAAGAAAGATATGCAGCCGATGATGTCTCTAAGAAAGAGTTGACAGAATTTGTTGAAGGTCTTACTTCTGCACAGTTCGTCAAACTTGCAGATTGGTTGCAAGGTATGCCGAAGATGAAACACGATGTTACATTTAAGTGCAAGAACTGTGGACATGACAATGAACATACTTTGGAGGGGATGCAAAGTTTTTTTTAGTGTGCCTCTCACACGATTCATTGACGAATCATTATAAGACTAATTTTTCGTTAATGCAACATCACAAGTATTCATTGACTGAATTAGAAATGATGATGCCGTGGGAGAGGGATATTTACGTTGCTCTTCTACTGCAACATATAGAAGAAGAGAACGAGAAGGCAAAACAAGAACAGGCTAGGATGAAATACTAGGATAGAAAAATGGCAGAAGCAACAATAGGACATTTGATTGAAGAGGTAAGAGAAACCTCTGCACAAGAACAGGATAAGACACAGGGCGTCAAAGACTCTGTTGATAGTCTTGTGAATCAGTTCACCGCTTTTTTCAAAGGCGAGAAAGCTAAGGCAGGTGACAGAGCAGAAGCTGCTCGTGAATCAGGGGGTGAAACATCCACACCCGTCTTTAGTCAACTAGGTGATGCCGTTAAGGAAGTAAAGAGTCTAGGTTTTGTTGGAATGATTGGTGCAATCCTTGGTGTAGTCAGTGGACTTATTGCGGGAACAATTGCTGGTTTCGTGGATGCAGCTAGAGTTATCCTAAAAGGTATTGGTAAACCATTCATATTCCTTGGAAAGAAACTAATCAACGCATATAAGGTTTTGTATACGGGTCTATTTAATGGTCTAACAAAAGGATTTACAAAACTCTTTCCTCAGGCATCTGCTAGTATTGCTAAAGCAGTAGACGCAACTGGAGATGCAATTCGAAGTGGTGCAAAGAGTATTCAAGCGGGCGCTAAGACTGCAACTGATACTTTTACTAGAATCTCCGCACAAATGAAGAATGTTGTGTTGGGTGTTGGTCAAGCATTTAGAAATGGACTCAACGGAATCAACAGTGGTATTCGAGGAGTCAATGGTCAATTCCGTAGTCTCAATGTCTTGGACAAAGTAGCGAAGTCTACGGGTGGATTAATTACATCGGTAAAAAATGGTGCCTCTGCATTTGGTGGTTTTCTTAAAGGAGCAGGATTTGCAAACTTCTTTGATGATACCGCAAAATCATTCAATGCAATTAAAAATACTGTCACAGGTATTGGCAGCAGAATAGGTGATTCAGTTAAAAAGGTGATGACCGTTCTTGGAAAAGTTAAGGGTATCTTCGGAACATTCTTCGGAACATTTTTTACTTTTGCTAGAAACCTGTTTTTCCCAATTACATTTATCATGGCTGCTTTTGATGCATTCAAAGGATTCAAAGAAGGATACGCATCCACAGGAAACTCACTGATTGGTGGTGTTCTTGGTGCAATCAGTGGTGTTCTAAAAGGAATCATCGGCATGCCTTTTGACCTACTCAAGGGTATTGCTGGATGGATTGCTGGTAAGTTTGGTATGGATGGTGTTCAAGAATTTCTTGCATCATTCTCATTAACAGACATTATTGGAAATCTATTTAATACAATTACTGATAGCGTTCTTGGTTTCTTTGATGCAATGAACGATGAGGCAGGTAAGTTTGACCCCATGGCAATGATTAAGGTTGTTGTCGGAACACTTCTCAATACCGTAACCGCACCTATTAGATTTATTTTAGAAAGACTTGCTGACCTAGCAGACATGGTGCCTGGCTTAGGGGGAGTCGCACAGGGTATTCGTGATACTGCAAACTTTATGAAGTTTGATACAGGTGTCGATGAAGCAACCCAAACAAGAACCGCAAACAGAGAACAATTCGAGAAGACCAAGGCGGAGAAAGAACGTCTTGCAAAACTTGAAGAAACACCTCGTGACCAATCAACACAGACCTTACAAGAAACAACAACCACACAGAATAATCCTGTAGTAATCAATCAGGTTGATGCATCGACAAAAGATATGTCGGTCAGGACATC